CAAGCGTTATGCGGGGTGCGTTTAGAGATGAGGCTGAAACCCGTGCTGAATTTTTTAGGCTAATCAAATGAAATACCAATCGACCAAAAAGTTTGAAACAGGCTTTTCTTGTGCGTTTAGACAATGGAAAGCGGAAAGCCATTGCAAGTTAATTCATGGCTATGCCCTGTCATTTAAATTTGTCTTTGAAACTGAGGAACTAGACTATCGCAACTGGGTAGTCGATTTTGGAAGCCTTAAGTCCCTCAAAGGCATTTTGGAAGACACTTTTGACCATACAACAGTCATTGCAGAAAACGACCCGCACTTGGACTATTTTAAAAAGGGCGAAGAACTAGGTGTATTACGCTTAGTCGTTATTCCTGATGGCGGTTGCGAAAAGTTTGCAGAATATGTATTCGAAGTAACGGATATGTGGTTGCAAGACAATGGCTATAAGCCTCGTTGTAAGTTAGTAAGCGTAGAAGTATCCGAACATGGGGCGAATTCAGCCATTTATTCAGTATGAACTTGAGATACTTTACATGGGAAGAATTTGACGAAGTAGTTGAAAAGACCCCTCGCCCCGTAGCACATGAGTTATTTCCATTACCTAGAGGCGGTCTTGTGTATGCCGTAGCCCTTAGCCATAAATTCGGGCTACCCCTTACATCTAGAGCATCTGCTAAGTCTATTTTTATTGACGATATAGCCGATAGCGGTAGGACTGCATTATCCGCTCGCATTAAATACGCTAACAACCCTGTTCATTGCATCTTTAAGAAGACTAGATGTAAGGAAAGAGGGGTTTTTGGCATTATTGAAGACGACACAGACGATTGGATTGTGTTTCCTTGGGAAAATAAAGATAAAGCACAGGAAGACTATGAACAATACATTGCCGGTAAACGAAATATTTGAAACCATGCAGGGTGAGGCGACCTTTACTGGCACTCCCGCTATATTCGTAAGACTACAAGGTTGCCCTGTTGGGTGTCATTGGTGCGATACCAAGCACACTTGGGAAAACAAGCCCGAAAAGGTCATTATGATTACGGGAATGCTTATGAAGTATGAGGACGAAGATACTTATGCTCAGATGACAGTAGCCGAACTAATGGAAGTATTTGCTCAACTAAAGGCAAGGCATATCGTTATTACAGGGGGAGAGCCTTGTATGTATGACCTGAATGACCTAACTACGCAGATTATTCAAAGCGGAAGGTCAGTTCAAATTGAAACCTCAGGCACATTCCCTATTCGATGCCACCCCGACACATTCGTTACTGTTAGCCCTAAACTAGATATGGCAGGCGGGCTAGATGTAATGAAAGAGTCCTATGCCCGTGCTAACGAGATTAAGTTTCCTATTGGCAAAGAGGTCGATTTCCAAAAACTAGCGGAACGTGTAATGCCCTATGTTTCACGTGAAACACCCGTATGGATGCAACCCCTTTCACAAAACAAGTCCGCAACAAGTCTTTGCGTAAGCAAGGCAACGGAGCATAATATGAAAGTGTCAATCCAAACGCACAAATTTATAGGAGTCCGATAATGAATATGACTAAGGTAGCAGAGTTTATCTGCACACTATTACACTCAGCAGTATGCACACATATCATGCACTTCCAAGTAACAGGGGAAGGCTCTTATGCCAAGCACAAAGCACTTAACGATTACTATGATGCTATTCCTGACCTAGTAGATAGCCTAGTCGAATCAATGCAAGGGTCTTACGAGATTATTAATGGCTACCCAACTACTTGCGAACTAAGCCAATTTGCTCCATTACCTTACCTAGAACTATTACAGGATTATGTTAGAGAGAATAGAAGCAATATGCCTGATGATAGCGAGATACAAAATGAGGTAGATAGTATCCTTAACCTAATCAATAGCACCGTTTATAAGTTGCGTGATTTGCGATAAGTGCCTACTGTCCCTAGTAATACCAAGTGCTCACATCTAAGGTGCAACAACCCCCGCACTAAATACTCCTCTTTGTGCTTAGAGCATGGTGGCAAGGACACTCAGAAGTATTATGCCGATAAAGATAGGCAAGAGGCTAATGCCCTCTATCAGACAAGCCGATGGTCTAGGCATAGACAACTCCATCTATCTAAACACCCTCTATGCCATGCTTGCTTACAAAGAGGAATAGTAACCCCCGCTACTGATATAGACCATGTGTTTGCTTGGCGACATCTAGGCAAGGATGCTTTCTATAACAACTTCTTCCAATGCCTATGCCATGAGTGCCATGCCAGTAAGTCGCAGATGGAGAAGAAAGGGGTCTATTATGATTTTCGAGGGGATAACAGGGTTGAGTATCGAATCGAAGATTACCCCCGCCTCGCCCCGAGATTTTTAGAAACTTAAAAATTCACTTATCAGGGAAAAGCAAGCACGCCCCCCAATCGTTTGCAAAGTAATTTGACAAAGGGGGGGTCTAATACTTATCATGCAAGTATTACTAAATCGAATTCGAAAAAATGAATAAAAAACCGCCCGAACTTCATCTTATCGATGGCACGACTCCTCGAGGTGGCTCGAAGCCGACCGTATTGCCCTCGTCGATTCGAAAGCGAATCCCGAAAGCCGAATGGATGGACAATCCCGATGCTTGGGACAAGGAAAAATTTATCGAAGAAACCTCGGCATTTCTTTTTGAGGTGTACGGCATTGGTAATGACCAAGACAAACATATGCTTGCTATGCTTGCCGACCACATTGACACTTATGTTCATTGCACAAGAAGTATTAGAAAAAATACCCTCGTAATCAACTACAACAACGGAAGCACTCCGGGTCCGAATCCACTTATTTCGATTCGCAATAAAACCACGACCTTAATTATTCAGTTAATGAACGAATTAGGACTAACCCCTAGAAGCCGTTTGTCATCAGGCAAGGTCGAAGATGACTCACCAATCGCCCAATTGATGCGTGGTCCGAAAGGATAGCCATGCGTTGGGAAACGGGCGTTCAATACGCTATCGATGTCGCTAAAGGCGAAATAAATGCTTGCCGTGATATTAGGCTTGCCTGTCAGCGATTTATTAATCAGTACGAAAACCAAGAGTGGGAATGGATATTTGATGAGGAATATCCTCAGCACGTGCTTAATTTCGCAAGCACCTTAACCCATGTAAAAGGACCACAAGCGGGTCAGCCCATCATATTAGAGCCATTTCAGATATTCCTTATCTGTGCGGTGTATGGTTTTCGCAACAAGCGTGACCACATCAAACGGATGGTAACTGATGTAATACTATTCATTCCTCGCAAAGCAGGCAAATCAACATTAACGGCAGTCATAGCCTTATACGAATTAGTCTTTGGCGAGGCGGGTGCTGAGGTCTTTACTTTGGCAACCAACAGGGAACAGGCAACCATCGTTTTTGATGCGGCAAAAGGCTTTATTGAAAATATGCCTATTGGTATGCAAGGCTTTTTCCATGTCAGCAAGTATCAGATTACTAAGGCAGGCGATAACCAAACTATGTTTAAAGCCTTAAGCCGTGATACTAAAAAGACGGGTGACGGAAAAAACCCGTCATGCGTTATCGTGGACGAAGCGGCACAAATTACCGACCGCAACGCAATCGAAGTATTACATTCGGGTATGGTCGCCCGCATGAACCCTCTGCGGATATATATTACGACTGCCAGTTTTACTAAGGACACAAAGTTCTATGAGGACTTGTCTATGTATCAAGCCATGTTAAACGGAGAGGCAACGGATAACCCACGGTGGTTCGGATTGCTATATGGACCCGACCCGCAAGATGATTGGCGGTTGCCCGAAACATGGCACAAGGTTAATCCCATGCACGGCATTTCTGTATTTGATGAGGCTATCCACGAAAGGGCTGAACAGGCTAAACATAAGCCTGCGGTGCTTAATGAGTTCTTATGTAAAACCCTCAATATATTTGTAAGTGCTAATACTGCTTGGATTGACAGGGATTACTGGGATAAGGCTAAAGTGGTCGAAGATGAAAGAGAACCCGAAGCAGTCTTTATCGGTTTCGACTTGGCGGCAACCCGAGATTTAAATGCGGTCTGTACGCTAAAGCGGTACGGGGAATTGGACTACCGAGCCGAATTCCAATTCTTTTTGCCTGAAGAAGGATTCAATCTTATACCTAAGCACTATTCGGACATATTTCGTGTTGCAGTGCAATCAGGCATTTTAAAGATTACCGAGGGTAATGTGATGGATGATAGAGAGGTATCGGACTATATTCAAAAGCAATGCGAGAAGTATCAGGTCAAAGAGGTGGGCTACGATGCCTACAATGCGGCAAGCCTAGTGGCTCGGCTCTATGATGCAGGCATACCCGTCAAAAAAGTCGGGCAAGGCATGGCGGTATTGAACAATCCATCGAAATATGTAGAAAAATTGATACTAAACGGGCAAATTAAGCATGACGGCAATCCATTTGTAGGATGGCAGTTAGGCAACTGTGAGGTCTATACAGATGTCAATGGAAATATTAAAGTACGCAAGAATGAAGCCGATAAGTCAGCAAAAGTCGATGGAATTATCGCAATGATTATTGCCGCACATTGCTCGTTGGATAATCCATTTATATCAAATAGTTTTGGTTTCAGAAGTTTTTAGAGTAAGATACAAAAAACTTTGGAGTAAAACATGGGAATATTGGACATTTTCAGAGGGAAAAAAGAGGTCTCTAACGAGGCAAATACTGTCCTCGGACA